GAAAATATAATTTTTACAAATTAATAAACTTTTTAGAAAAAAGTTTTAACAAAAAAGATTTAACTTTTATAATTTTTTATTTTTTCTTATCAAATTATAAAAGAATTATAATAAAAATATAATAAAATTAAGTATGGTAAATCTAAATATATTAAGTATATTATTATTAACTGTTATAGTTATAGTTTTATTTTTGTATTTTAGCACTAAAATGAATTATGATATTTTTACAAATAAAAATATACAAAATCAAACACAAATCCAACAATTAGAACCTAAAAATCCAAAAGAAGAATTAATAAATTATTTTGCAATAAATTGGTCTCGATTAGCACCTATTTTAATTAAGAAAGATTGCGAAGATGATTATGTTCCTCAAGAAATTATAACTGAATTTAGTAATAAATTTAGTCATTATTTTAAACATCAAAATGAAAAGATTGACCCAATGTTAAGTCATTATAGTAATGGAACTTTTGAAAGAACCTTTAAAATGGAAATTAAAGAAATTTGTAAAACTTTAAATAGTTTAAGTGATTTTATTAATATTAATTCTAAAAACAGTTCTCTAGCATTAAATCAATTAGGAAAAGAAATTGAAAGATTACATACAGAACATTTTCCACAAGCTGTTTTTATTGCAGTTATTTTAGATAGAATGCTAGAAACTTGTAAGAAATTTCATAATTTTAATATTTCTCAAATATCTAATACTAATGACTTATTAACAATTTCAATTATTTTATATTTAACTTCTAATTATAATTAAAAAGTTATTAAATTTATTTTTTTTTAATTTCTAGGTTATTATTTCTTAAGATTGGTTTAACTAATAAATAAGGTGGTTCTATTTTATTTTGTTCATTATATACTCTTACGGATGAAGTATGATAATGATATGTTTTAATAATATGAGGTTCATTATAAACTTTAAAACCAAAACTATTAAATAAAAAAGCAATTGAATTATCACATCCAGCTTGACCTAACATAAAATTACAACTTAATGCTTGTATATTTATTGGTAAGAAATTACTATGAAAAATCCAAGTATCTTGTGAATCATTTCTAGGACCAAATAATTGACAATTGTTTAAATTGTTTAAATTATTATCATTTTCATTTACATTATTTAAAAATTCAAATCTTAATAATGCATAAAAAGATTTTAAAATAGATAAAGAAGTTTTTCTAATATTTAAAAGACTATTATCAAAAAAAATATCACTATTAGCTGTTATTATATAACCTTTTAAATTTTTAATTTTAGCTAAAGCAATTGAATGAATATATTTCATTCTTTCACCTTTATGAAAAATAACTTGTTGAATATTTTTATTTTCATTTTCTGTTATACCCATTTCATCTAATGAATATTCTCTTTCATTAATTAAATAAATTTTAGCAAAAAGATTTAATTCAATATTTCTTTTAAGACAATATACTATTTCTTTGTATCTTTCTATATTACTTGATATATAAAATTGTGTTATTAAATAAATAGAATCTTTATTATAATCTACATTATTTATTTTATCAATATTTTCAACAGTTTTAGAAAAAGCCATTTTTAAATTTATTTTAATGATATTATATTATATTAAATTTAAACACTTTTAAAATAGTAAAATAGTAAGAATAATATTATTTTTTTAATTATGCTATAGTAAAAAAAGGATGTTCTAGACATTGTTTGATGGTATATCTTTCCCAATAAAAAGGATGAACCATTTTATTAATTAAATCAAATAAAAGTTTATTTTCTAAATTATATTTATAACTTAATTCAGCAAAAAATAAACCTAATGAAAACACATCCCATTTATAAATATTTTTATCTTCAATAAATTTATTAACTAAAATATTATTATTATAATCCTCAATTATTTTATTATAAACTTTTAAAATGTCATTATTATTACAATATTTTTTTAAATTTTTATCTTTTTTATCTTTGTTTTTTAAATTTACACCAAATTTAGAAAAATGTAAATTTAATTCTTTTTTATAATAATATCTATTACTTTTGTATATTTTAATAACATTATCTAAGACTTTTGTTTTTGAAAATTGTTTTTTATCTTTATTTAATAAATGAATAAATTCATATAAAATTATAACTTCTGGAGATTTATATGTGTCAGTTCCTTTGCTACAAAAATATAATAAATCTCTAAGTGTATTTTTATTTTCAATAATTTCTGATAATCCAAAATCAATAAAAGTAATTTTAGCATTTCCAGTTGTTTCTGAATAATTACACATTAAATTTAATGATTTTATATCAGATTGTAAAATATTATTTCTATGTAATAAAGATAAACCTTTACAAAAATGAAGAATTATATTTTTATAATTATCTTCAATATAATTATGTAAATTTTCATTATTACTTTCAAAAACATCATCAAAATTTATTCCTGCATTTTTAGATAATAAATTAAGATAAATTTCATCTAAATAAATATTACATTTTTTAATTTTATCATTTTGATTATTTAATTCTAAATTTGATGTTAAATTTGAAAATTGTGAATGTTTATTTGGTTTACTAGCTAAATATTTTAAATCTTTATTTCTTTGTTTATCTAGAAAACATCCATTTATAATTGGTGAAAAATATTTTTGATTAGGATCTATTTTTAATAATTTACTTCCAATATTTAATTCATTCCAAACATCATCATCATTTTCATCATATTCAACAATTTTTGAAATATAATTTTTATCAATAGAATATGGTAATTTAATAAAAGTTTTTTTACATTTTAAAGGTGGTGAAATAACACATGCAGCAAAACCACCTTCACCAATTAATTTACCACCTTTTAATTTTTTAGTTTTTTTTAAAATTTTAAGAATTTGAAATTCTTTATTTAATTTTTTAACAGTTTTTTTTTTACTTAAATTCATAATTACAAATTTTAATTTATAATATTTTGAGATATTAAAAAAAAAAAATTTTAAAAAGTTTTTATAATTGAAATATTACCAAATTTTTTACTATTTTCAATATATTCAGGTAATTTAATTAATTCATTAATTGTTATTCTTTTTTCGTAATTAACATTAATCATTTTAAAAATAATTTTACGTAATTTAGAATCATGTATTTCACATTTAATAATTATTTTAGCTAAAGTTATACCTAGAGAGAAAATATCCCAGCTTCTTAATAAATTAGGAATTTCTCTCTCTAATTTTTTATTTTTATATAATTCAATTATATGTTTAAAAACACTTTCATACTTTCTAGGAGTTAAAAAATATGTTTTATTACTTCCAGTTTCACTTTCATCATCAGTAATAGTGCTTTCTTTATAATTTTTAGCTTTAAAATAACTATGTCTTATACCTTCATTATGATAGTAATCTCTATTTCTTTGATAAATTTTACCTGATTTATTCATCATTAAATATAAAAAATCTCTATCTTCTACATTATGACCATGTGATATTAATTTATTTAAAATTCTTAGAGCAAAAATTTCTAAAGGAGTATAATAATGTGTTCCGTTAGAAAATAAATCATATACATCACTCATTAAATATTTTCTACGATTTAATATTAATGATAAACCAAAATCAATATATCTAAATTTAGTATTAATAATATTATAATTTAATTTCTTTTTTTCATCTTTATTATCTATTATTTTAATTTGACTTTTAAATTTATCTTTAATTTTTTTAGTATTTTTAAAAGTTTTTTTTGTGTTTTTAAAAGTTTTTTTAGTATTTTTAATAGATTTTATATTTTTTTTTTCATAATTATTAGAATAATTAAAATTAACAACTAAATTGGATTGTTTAATATCTTTATGAATAATATTTTTAGAATGTAATAAAAATAAACCATGAATTAAATATGAAACTACATACCAATAATTATCTTTAATAAATGTTATTTTTTTGTCATTTTTTTCTAAAAGTAAAATAGTTCCTAAATTTTCACCGGCATTAATACCAAATAAACTTAAATAATCTTTATCATTACTTAAAATACATTTATTACGATTTTCTCTAATAAATTTTGAAGGAATTGAACCAACAAGGTCAGTTGTAGCATCATCATTATTATTTTCTAAAAAAGAAGCAGACATACTTGAATCTTCTGGAGATGATGAAATATGTCTTCCATCATGACTTAAATAAACTAAATCTGGATGTCTTTGAGGAGTAAAATAACAAGAATTAACAAAAGGAACTAAAAAATTATGTTTTTTATCAATTAAAATTAATTGTTGACCAATATTTAATTCAGCATATGCTACCTCACGATATTTTGTATCTATTATTTTTGAAATATATTCTTCTGTATTTTCAAAACGACCTTGTCTTAATTTAGAATTTTTTAAACAATTAATTGGTGGTGTTACTACACATCCATAACTACCTTGTCCTAACTTTTTACCACCAATCTGTATTTTTTTTGTATTTTTCATTAAATTAATTTTAAATTAAATTTTTTTAATTAAGTTTTTTTTAATTAAGTTTTTAATTAAGTTTTTAATTAAATTTTTAATTAAGGTTTTAATTAAGTTTTTAATTAAGTTTTTTAATTAAATAATAGAAAAAAAATTAATTAAAAACTAGAAAAATATTAATTAATCTATTTAAAAATAAGATTAGTTTAATTAAAAAAAAATCTTTAATAAATATAAAATATAAAATATAAAATACAAAATACAAAATGGGATTAACTAAAAAAAAATCTTTAGAACATAGAAAAACAAATGTTCATAATACTTTAAAGCAAAATTTTTATAAATTACATAAAAATAATTATAAAAATATTGTAGCTAAAAGTAAAATTAAGAATAAAATTAAAAATAGATTTAAAAAAGAAAATAATTTAAATAATCTAAATAATAAAAAACAAACAAAAAAAAATAAAAAACTTTTATCTTTTGTGGGTGGTGGGCCTAATGATAAATATACAAATGAGTCTGGTGATCAAATGAAAACTGTTAAAACAATGAGCTTTTTAGAGAAAAAATTATTACCAGATAGTTTTACAGATTTAAGAACTTGGTATAGTGGAAAAACATTAAAATTTTTTATTAAATCTCATCCTCAAGAATGGGCTGAAATTATAAGTATGAATTTTTTATCAAAAAAACGTAAATATTTTTTAAAAAATTTAGAATCAATGGGTGAAACAATATTTTTAATTAATTATGTTTTTTATAAACAACAAAAAGTTAGAAAAATTATTTTTAAATTAGAAAGATATTTAACTGAAAGAACTAAAATAATATTTAATTCAAATGTTTCTGAAGATGAACTATTAGAAGGTAAAGGATATCTAGCAAGAAGAAAGATTCCACAATATTTTGGAAAAGAAAATACTAATCAAAAAGGTGGTGTTTTTATCAATAAAATACCAGATCATCCAGCTTTATATAATCCAGCAGCATTAATTGTTGGACCAACTGATAATGATTTTGACAAAATTAAATATGAAGAAAAATACACTTGGTTAGAAGCATTAATTACAAAAAAACCTATGAATTTAATAGCTAAATTATATAAAAAATTTAGAAGTAAATTACATACAAAAGGTAAATTTAAAAGATATGAATTAGATAGATTATATGATAAAATTGTTAAATATAAAAAAATGTTATTCAAACATATTTTACCATTATTAAAAGGACAAAGAAAATTGTATATTTCATATCATAAAACAAGACAAATTAATGATGAAGATATATTTGATAGATTTAAAAGTTCATTTTTAGAAGGTGCTGAAAAAGTCAAAAGAATAAAAAGTTTAGGAATACAATTACAAAAAAAACTAGAATCAATTAATAAAAGAAAAAAAATATTTGATGTTCTTAAAAACCAATGGATAGCTATAGATGGTGATTATGGAAGAATTGTTAAAATGTATGATACTAGTATTAAAGGTTTTTGGCTTCAAGATGAATATGGCAGAGTTGTTTCTAGGTTTTATGCTAAACAAGATTACAAATTTGGAAGAGCATTTATTGATTTAATTAAAAATATTGAACCATCAGTTTATATTGACCAAATTGGTTTTAATATCCTTGGTGAATTATATAAAACATTATCTAAAAATATTGTGCTAAGAACTGATGACAATAAAAAAGCAAGTTATTTAGAAATTAGAATGGTAGCTCATGTTAAGAAATGTTATTCAAGAATATTAACACAAGCTTATGTTTGGGCATTTCTATCAAGAACCCAAGGATTTAATTTTATGATTGAAGGAATTATGAATGACCCTACAAAAAAATATACTGAAATTAATTTTGCAAAGGAAGAAACACGTGATACTAGTTTAATTGATAAAATGATTTTAACAGATAAATTATTAACTTATTATAAATATGGTCAAACTGATAATGATCCTAGAAATTTTGTTGGATGGAAAAAATCACCTGAAGGATTACATGCCTTTATGTCATTTTGTTCTTTAGTAGGTATTTATGATAATGATATAGAAAAATTAGGTATTGAACCACATCAATTATTAACAGAATATAAAGAAAAAATTGAAACAGAATTTAAAGAAAAAGTTGCTAAAAAAGTTAAAGATACATCAGAAACACCTAAAAAAAATCAAACAGGTGGGGGATTTAATAAAATAAAACTTTCAAGAAATGCAACACTTTTTTATGATGGTCAATCATATAGAATGGGTTGGTTTGATGTTTGGAGAAGACATTTTGAAGAAAATTTTTATATTTTTACTAATTTAGTTAAAGCACAAGATTCCAAAGAAAAATCAAATCTAACAATTGCTACAACTCCTGATGTTTATTATAATTATTACAGAAATGAAATTCACTTAATTGTTGTTGAAGCTTTTTCTTCATGTGGTATGTTAGATTTAATATTTAGAAGCTTTATTAGATATATGGAATTTAAAATTGATAAAGAAAAACTTTCAGATGTAATAAAACATAAATTTAATAATAAACTTAATTATATTTGTGATTATTCACAACTTATTTATTCTTTTTTAATGGTGTTTGACAGAAATGTAAAAGAAAGTTTAACAGATGAAACATTTAAAAAAAAAATACCAATTATGCAAGATATTGTTAAATTTCTTTTTAGTTTATATGATAATCCTCAATCACTTAGATCACCGCCTTCACCACCATCACCACCACCTTCACCACCATCACCATCATCATCACCACCACCATCACCACCACCTTCACCACCGTCATCATTACATAAAAAATTAAAAACTCCAGTTAAAGCACCACCACCTCAATTAAGAACACCAGCTCTATCACGTGCAGATAGTAATAATTTATTAAAAAAAGATGGTTTAAATTTAAGTAAACTACAAAGACCAAAATTAGTACAATCACCACAATTAGTACCTCAATTAGCATCATTACCAAAATTAGCACCATCACCACAATCAGCACCACAAGTTAAAGCACCACAAGTTAAAGCACCACAATTAGTACCATCACCAAAATTAGCATCACCACAATCAGCACCACCGAATTTAAGTTTGTTGACAAACTCAGAACTTGAAAATTACGTAAAAAAATTGAAATCATTAAAAATGG